GCGAAGGAATTCGTGCAGAGGTGGGAATCCGAAAACGGACCGTTCTCGATCGAGAAAGTCATACAGGGAGCCCGGACTGAATCAGTTCCTCTCGGAGAGTTGAAAGCTCTTTCTGGCGAACGGCTGCTCATATTTGACCAGGGGCTGATGAGTTTCGCCATGGGTAACGCGATTACCATGGAGGACACGAACGGTAACAGGAAACTCTTCAAGCGACGTCAGGAACAGAAGATCGACAACGTCTCAGCCATGATGGACGCCTACGTGGCGTACAAAGCAAACAAAGAACAGTTCGAGTAAGGGAGGAGGTGAGTCTGACGTTTGATCCGGAAGAAGTTAGAGCATTTTTCGAACATTCTGGTGTGAAGGGCATGCACTGGGGTGTCAGAAAAACTCCACAAACAAATGCTCAGCAACGAGCCGTGCTGGAAAAGAAGATCATGAGGATCAATGGTCAAACTGCGGTGAGTGGCTACGAGCTTAGAGGTTCGGTTCTTCAGAAACAGTATAAGAGAAACATCAAGAAGAACCCAAACTGGAGCTACGGGAAACTTTCTCCCGAAGCAAGAGCGGAATACACGCACAAAGCCGATGTCAAAATGACGAGAAAAGTCATTGCAGCTGGAGTTGTTGAAACATCAGCAGTTCTCGGTGGTGGAGCTCTTGCGTATACCCATCTGAAGGGAAGCGAAGCTACCAGACAAGGTGCAGCAATATCTGCGATTCTTCTAGCTGGTAAAGTTGGCCAGATGAGAATCAGTCAGGTTCATCAACTCCATACAGCAGGCAAACTCGACAGACTGCATGCTGAACGAGACAGACTCAGAAAAGCCGCGGGAATACCCACCTAAGAAGGAGCAGTTAGTATGCCATCCCCGAACCAGCGCATCGAAGAAGTGATCATCCTCAGCGGGGCGGAAGACGGCCCGGCTTCGCATGTGGCCGCCACGAAGATGCGGTTCTACAACGACGACGGCACGCCGTTCGCGCTCAAGGGAGCTGACAACAAGGCTCGTCTCGACGCTCTCGAGGCCCGGGTCGCAGCGCTCGAAGGAAACGAGCCAGCCGAAGAAGAGCCGGTCGTGGAAGGCGAAGAGCCGGCCGTGGATGAACCCTCGGCAGAAAACCCCGCCGAAGCTCAGCAGTAACCCCAACTCTTCGGAAACTCCTCCGCGGAAAGGGGGTTAATAGTGGGGACCAGGAGAGATCGTTTGATCCATGCCTGGAACGTGTTTCGGTTTGGTGAAAGTCCTGAAGGACGTCAAGAAGCACAAAGTGATCTTGGTGCATCGTCAGGTTTCCGTCCAGAACGAACTAGGTTTCGTTATGCAAGCGGGAAGACGATTGTTGCGGCAATCTACAACCGTATCGCGATTGATGTTGCTTCGATCCCAATCAGACACGTCAGACTCGATGATGCAGGAAACTATCTGAGAGATATGACGAGCGCGCTGAATAACTGTCTGACAATCGAAGCCAACATCGATCAAGGACCACGGCAGTTCAGGCAAGATCTAGTTCAGTCGCTATTCGACTGGGGAGTTGCCGCAATCCTCCCGGTAGAGACGACTATGAATCCCCTGACGACCGGAGGATACGACGTAAACAACATGCGTGTTGGGGAAGTAATACAGTGGTTTCCTCAGCATGTGAAGGTCAGGGCTTACGACGAGCGTCAGGGGATGAAGATCGACATTATCGTGCCGAAGGGCATGGTAGCTGTCGTCGAGAATCCTCTCTTCTCGATCATGAACGAGCCGAACTCGACTCTTCAGAGGTTGCTCAGAAAGCTCAATCTTCTTGACGCCGTAGACGAACAGAGCGCTTCAGGAAAGCTGGACATCATCATTCAGCTTCCTTACGTCATCAAGACTGAAGCGCGACGGGAAGAAGCACAAAAGCGGCTGAAAGAGATTGAGTTCCAGCTTGCAGGATCTCAGCACGGCATCGCATACGCAGACGGCACCGAGAAGATCGTCCAGCTGAACCGTCCGGCAGAGAACAACCTGATGGCTCAGATTGACTATCTGACGAAGATGCTTTACGGTCAGCTCGGAATCACCGAAGAGATCATGAACGGTACGGCGGGTCCGGACGCGATGCTGGCTTACTTCAACCGTACGATTGAGCCAATTCTTGCTGCCGCTTGTGAGGCGATGAAACGATCGTTCCTCACCAACACTGCAAGAACTCAGGGTCAATCTATCAACTACATCAACGATCCATTCCGGCTGATATCGATCGACAAGCTTGCCGAGATCGCAGACAAGTTCACCAGGAACGAGATCCTCAGTTCCAACGAATTCCGTGCTGTGATAGGTCTCAGGCCATCTACCGATCCGAAGGCTGACGAGCTCAGAAACAGCAACCTCAGGCAGGCCGACACGGCGCCTGTATTGGACGGTCCGGCGCAATCACAAAAGCCACAGCCAGCAGCTCTTCCACAGCAGCTGACTCCGTTCAAACAACTAACCGCACCATCTCAAGGAGTGAACAATCAAAATGGGAGTAGCTGACTTCAGCGGTTATGTTACTCGAAGCGGAGTTCAGTGCAGTGACGGCCGTACCATTACCCCGCAAGCGTTCAAGGGGATGGACGGGCTGACTGTGCCGCTCGTGTGGCAGCACCAGCACAACGACGCCAACAACGTCCTGGGACACGTCGTCCTCTCGCACAAGGGAGACGGCATCTGGGGCGAAGGCTTCTTCAACGACACGGAGAACGGCCAGAACGCCAAGAAGCTGGTCATCCACAAGGACATCAAGTCCCTCTCGATCTACGCCAACCAGCTCGTCCAGCAGGCCAAGAACGTCATGCACGGGGTCATCCGTGAAGTCAGTCTGGTTCTGTCGGGCGCCAACCCCGGCGCATACATCGAGAACGTCGCGATCGCTCACGGCGACGGTGAGTTCGAAGTCGCTCTCGACCAGGCGATCATCTACCCGGGCGAAGATCTCGAGCTCGCGCACGCGACCAGCGTCACCGTTCCCGGGCCGCAGAAGATGCAGCTCGCGGACAAGGGTCCCATGCCCACGGCGAAGGCAGATGCAGCTTCCGCTGACGCCGCCGTCGACGACAACGACGCTGACGATCTGCCTGCTGACGCGACTGTCCAGCAGGTCTTCGACAGTCTCACCGATCAGCAGAAGGAACTCTTCTACGCCACCGTTGGTGCCGCCGCTCAACAGGACGGCATGGGCGGAGGTATCAAGCAGGATGACACCACCCCACCATCGCAGGAAGGCAATGAACCAGTGACCCGAAACGTCTTCGACCAGACCGCGGAAGATGCCGCAGCTGCGACTCCGCGTCGCACTCTGTCTCACTCCGACATGGAGGAGATCTTCACCGCGGCCCGCAAGGACGGGTCGCTGAAGGCTGCCGTCGAGGGATTCGCGCTCCAGCACGGAATCGACGACATCAGCACCCTCTTCCCCTACGACCAGGCCGTCACCGACACGCCGGACTTCATCTCCCGGCGTACCGAGTGGGTGGCGAACGTCCTCGCCGGCACCAAGAAGACTCCGTTCGCGCGGATTCGCAGCTGGACCGCCGACATCACCTTCCAGGAGGCCCGCGCCAAGGGTTACGTCAAGGGCAACCTGAAGAAGGAAGAGTTCATCCGGATCGCCCGCCGAATCACGACCCCGCAGACCGTCTACAAGAAGCAGAAGCTGGACCGGGATGACATCCTGGACGTCACCGAGTTCAACATGGTGACCTGGCTGCAGACGGAAATGCGGCTCATGCTGGATGAGGAACTGGCTCGCGCCATTCTCATCGGCGATGGTCGCGACGTCGACGACCCCGACAAGATCGACACGTCCAACGTGCGCCCGATCTACGGTGACGACGACATGTACTGCACGCCGGTCTACGTCGACCTGACCGACGCGTCCAGCAGCAACGACGAGATCGTGGATGGCATCGTCAACGCGATGCGGTTCTACCGCGGTTCCGGCAACCCGACGTTCTACACCACCCGGATCTGGCTGGCCAAGCTGCTCCTGATCAAGGACACCCTGGGCCGTCGCATCTACCCGACCCTGCAGGAGCTGCAGGCCGCGATGGGCGTGTCGAACATCGTCGCAGTCGAAGCCATGGAGTCCTCGCCGGAGCTGATCGGTCTCGTGGTCAACCTGGCCGACTACACCACCGGCACGGACAAGGGTGGCGAAGTGTCGATGTTCGACTTCTTCGACATCGACTACAACCAGTACAAGTACCTGATGGAGTGCCGCATGTCGGGCGCCCTCACCAAGTACCGCTCGGCGCTGGCGATCGTGCAGTTCAGTGGTGCAGGTGGCATGCTGCCTGACCCGGCTGCTCCGACCTTCGATGAAGTCACCGGTATCGGAACGATCCCGGCCTTCTCCGGTCTGCACCTGACCTACGTCACGGTGGCCGACGACGGCACGCTGTCCAGCTCGCTGTCCGTCGGTGCTCAGACCGCGATCGCGTCTGGCGCGTACGTCACCTACCGGGCCGTCCCGGCCTCGACGTACCAGTTCGCGTCGGACAACTTCGAGTGGACGTTCCGCAGGGACAGCTGATCACACTCAAGGGAGACTAGCCAATGCGGTTCTTCGGAGCCGTAGGCTATGCCGCCAGCGAGGAGACGGCTTCAGGCGTCTGGACGGAAGTCATCACCGAGAAGAACTACTACGGCGATGTCATTCGTTCATCAAGGCGTCTGGAGCCGCCTCCGATGGTTCCTCCAGGGACGAATCCAACTCTCGCACTAGAGAACTCGATCAGCCTGCTGGCGGACGAGCAAGCCTACGCGAACTTCATGAACATCAGATACGTCGTTTGGGAGGGACAACGCTGGACTGTCACCAACGTGGAAGTTCGGCGACCGAGGCTCATATTTACAGTTGGAGCGTTGTGGAATGGGAACACGCCTTGATTTGCAGGCCGCGCTAGCGGCCCTTCAGGTCGATGTTGCGGTATATTTCCAGCCACCATCCAACGTGAGTATGGTTTACCCTGCCATCGTCTACAACCGGGACATCCGTGCTGTCAGTTATGCAGATAACGGCATTCACAGCCAAACTCACCGGTATCAGGTCACGGTGATTGATCGTGATCCGGACAGCTTGCTGCCTGATCTCGTTGGTAAGATGCCTTTCTCTACACGAGTGAGGCATTTCACCACCGAAGGCCTTCATCACGACATATTTTACGTTTACTTCTGAGGAGGAAGTAATGGCAGTACTGGTCTTTGACGCTGCCGGCGACAAGCTGTACGAAGCCGGTGTCGACAAGGGCGT